TCATTTAGTTAGATTCGCAAACAGAGTTATCGTCAGGGATAAGTTCTAGCACTTTCGCCTTCACGACTTCGCCAGTGGCTTCGATGACGATCATATTGCCAGTCTGAGCAGCAGCTCCAAAGGCTTCGCATAGTTTCAGGATTTCTTGGCGGAGGTCGGCGGGGTTCATGGCTTAGAGTGCAGCGAGTTCAGCTTCTTTGGCGGCGATCTCAGCGGCAAGAGCGGCACGTTTGCGCTCGGTGTCGGAGGCTTCGACCTGATCCAGCAACACCTGGGCGGCTTCGACACGGGACTGTGTGGAGTCGAGCGCCAGCACCGTCTTGACTCCAGTGACCAGTTCCGCGAGCTTAGTTTCAGCAGCGGTCTGGGCAGCTTGCGCAAGGTTGACGCTGTTCGCGGATTCGGTCAGACTGGCTTGCAGGGCGGTCTGGAACTCAGCGACAGTGACAAGATTGTTTTTCAGGGCATCACCTGCGTTGTTAAGGCTGGTGCCATCGCGGGTGAGTTGGCCGTTGGCTTCGAGTTTGATCATGGTAGTTTAGGGATTGATGATGAGATAACTAACGGTCGAGGTATCACCTGTGACTGTGGCATTGGCGGTCTTGCTGGTGATGGTGAAGCTCGTGCCAGCGCTACGCGTGATGCTGTAGCTGTCGCCGATCGTGCCGCCGTCTGTCTGGCGATTGATGAAGATGCGAGAGGTCGTGAGTGTGTCCGCGTCTGAGACGGTAACGGTGCCAGCGGTTAGCGTGGCAGTGCCGTGCTTGATCGTGGCTGAGGCTGTGCCATTGGCTCCGATGGCGATGCCTGATGCGTTGGCGGTTAGGCGGGTAACTGCCGAGTTCAGCGTCGTGCTGGCCGCGACGTTACCGCTGGTGGCGAGGATGACCGATGCCGCGCCGCTGCCTGTGCTGAGTCCGCTGCTGAGGGTGAGGGTGCCGCCTGCTTGATTAGTCTGGCCTGCTGTGCCGTTTGGCCCTTTGAGGGTTTGTAAGACGGGGGTGCCACTGGTGGCGTTTGATCCCATTTGAAACTGCGCTGCGCCCGCTGATAATAGAGAGGTGATGCCTGTAGCATGGCCGGAAGAGGCGAGGTTTAGCGATGAAAATCCGAGTGCTGAATTTCCGATTGCTGTGGATGATGTTGGATAAAAGATGCCATCTTGAAAGAATAAGTAGTTTCCAATCTGCGCCGTGCCTACGGCCACAAATCCGCCAGTTTTAGAACCCGAGAACAATTCCCCTCCTGCTGCCGTGCCAAGGCTCATCAACTTAGATGTTGCGCCGCTGGCCGTATTCGTTGCGCGCGCATAAATCAAAGTTGGATTTTCCGACGTGTTCCATGTTGTGCTAACGTCGATGGTGTTGGTGGCTTGAGCGCTGGTTAGACTGAGGCCGGAAAGGATGGCATTAGGCAGAGTCATCGCCCCCGTCAGCGTGCCGCCTGCGAGCGGGAGCTTTGTCGCGTCTGTTCCGCCACCAGCAGGGCCAAAGACTGAAGTGAATGAGTTGCTCATATTAGTTGTCAATCACGATGGACACGCCCGTGGTTCCTGTTGCGCTTTTGATGCTGATTTCTTTAGCGTTAGCCACGACGCTGATACCAACAGAGCCGCTAACTGGAATGGTGATCTCCTTGCTTGCGCCAGAGTCGCCAGCCATCTCAATAAGGAGCGTTCCAGATGTGCCGTTAAGGATGGAAACGCGAGCTGCGGGAATGTCCGCGAGAGCGACATAGCTAGCGGTTGCTGTTACAGATCGAAATTGTGAAGCGGCCATAAGTGCTACATGGTGGTATTAATTATCAGATTTGCAACTCATTATTGAGAGGGCTGGGTTTCTTTGCTGTGGATAGGGCGATTACTCGCTCAGACGCTTTTGGATTTTGCGAGCTTCGCGCAACACGTTAGCGCCGACATCGACAGCGCCACCAGCAGGGCCAATGGCGGCAGACATGCCAGCGCCTAAAGCCGTAGAAGATGAATCGAGCGCATCCATGAAATCGTCGGCATCGTCTGGATTGAAAAGCTCATCCATGTTCTTGCCGCCTTTAAGCAGGTCATTTGCAACTTTACTTGCAAGGTCATCGGCTGGAAACACGCGAAGGCCAAGCAATCCACGGCCTATCTTGTCAGCTAGTCGGCCAAACACAAACAGTCCATTGATGGGGCCGAGAGCAAGCGCAAGCGTCCACTGTTCACGACTGAGTTCGCGATCACGATCTTCATCGTCACCAAGCAGCGAGGCTATTACGACCGCCATCACCTGCGACACGCCAGCTTGCACAAAATGAGCCACAAATGCCCGCTGAATATCCAGCGTCTTGTTCTTCGATTTGCCCGTTGCCAGCCTGCGAATTGCCATCAGCTCAATTGCCAGCGCCTTCCGTTGGTCAGAGACAAACATCGACATCGACTTCATAAACGGATTGCCAGACCGTTCACTGAGCGACCGAGCGTAAACGTCGGAAGGTTGCGCTGAGGTAGCGATCATTTTCTCTACTCGTGCAATGGCTTTGGCATCAGCGATCTCTGGCGTCATTTGCGAATTGTCGCGCATGTATCCACGACGGTAGTAGTCAAACGAAATGGCAGCACCTAACGCCGTCCATCCGCCGTCAACCATACTCATCGGCATCATGCCCGCTTGCATGGCAACGATGGCTTGCGAGCCTGTCATGCCTGCGCCCTGCATTGCCACGCGAGATTCAGCCGAGAATCCTGCTTCAATGCGGCGTCTAATGATGTCAGATGACCACATTGCCGAGACTTCCTTGGCAAACGACTGCGGCTCTATAAATGCGCGAGCCATGCCCATCATGTAGTTATGAGCAGGCACGTCAGCAATCAGCGGATTTAACAGCGCCGGTGTCTGCTTAATGATAGGCGAAAGGCGGAAGGCCAAGCCTTTGTATGAGCGGTATTGCATGAACCAGCGCCAGACTCGCGAGATGTTTACAAGCTCGCTGGCTGAGTTCGTGCCGTTTTTCTCAATTGTTTTGACGTCATCTTTTAGCCTTTGCAGATAGCCCTCACTTTTCTTTTGGCGAATAGCAACTGCGGTGTCCTTGTCCAGCAAGATAGCCTTCATGTCGCGCATGAGTTCAGCGTGCGAAACCCAGTGCGATACATTTTCCCAATGCGCCAGGAACACGGCTAGCGCGTCCATCTCAACAAGTGAAGCCGTCGTGTTGACGCGAGCCTTTACAAAGCCAGCAGCAAGTCCACTGTTCATGTCAGAGCCATCAATATCCATAATGTCTCCGCCCGTGCTCATATTGCGCCGATGGATTGGCGAATAGTTCTTAATGCGTGGGAGTGGTGCGTTAAAGAGCTTGCGGTAAATTGGATCAATCATGCCAGCCGCATCTTGATAGCTGCCAGAAATCCAGCGGCCCAAAGCCTTAGCCTCTGGCGATAGGAATTCTTCAAGCTGTTTGAAGCTATCGGCATCCCAACCGTCGCGCTCCATTTGTTTACGGCTAGCATCCTGCATCGACCAGAGCCACCATTGAATACCTTGCGTCTCGCTCATTGTGCGTTCAACCGGCGTGCCTGCGTTGACCACCTTTTCAATAGTCACCGTGCTCTTGCGTGCGTTTGCGGCAAACTCTTCAAGCGCTGCATCTACTTCGTATTGCTCAAGCCCTGCCGTCTCCGCGCTCATAGTGCCGTCATTGAGCTTTGTCAGCGTCTCAATATCGAGCTTCACCTCCTCTTTTTTCACTCGGCGCGTGGAGATTCCAGACTGCTTAACCTTTTGCAATTCAGCAATACCGCGAGCGTGAGCAAATTTGCTGTCAGAGTTAAAGATGATCGAAAGCGCATCCTTTTTCTGAGCTTCAACCAGCCGCTTAATGTCAGTCGAAAGGTTGGCCGCATTGATAATCTTTTCCGCAAAGTAATTCAGAATCTTAGAGTCTTCGCCAAAGATCAGTTCAAGCCGCTGGATTGTAGTCCATAGCGCCTCGCTCAACATTCCGCGCAGATTAAGCAGCGCACGCTTAAAGACGCCCTTGTTCAAGTTCGTGATGTTGTCGGCAACGTCAGGATTCAACTCGTCACCGGCAAGGATAGACGATTGCGCCGATTGACGCATCTCGGTAAGCATTTCTTTGCGCGCTTCGTCAATGATCTTCTTGCCGAGCTTGCCAGCTTCGATGGTGTCATTAAGCCAGTTAAAAGCAGACTCGCGGGAAGCTGAGTCTTTGTCGCTATACATGTCAAACAAGCGAGCGATGCCAAGTTTCGTTAGCGCATCCTGCACCTCGTTGGCGTCTTCTGATTCCTCAGCCTTCTTCTCAAGCGCGGCCTGCCTGTCGGATTGCTCTTCGATGCCCAGCTTAATGAACTCGGCAGCGTAATCGACCTGCTCCGTAGCTGTGGAGATGATCTTTCCAGTGATGCGCCCGCTTGCGTCCTTCTGCGATTTGAAGCGCTTTAGAAGCTTGTCGGTAGCCTCGCCATACTGATCCTTGAGATGCTTCTCCAGCAACACCTGGCCGCGCTCAAGCTGCTTCTGCAGCACCTTCAACCGTGCCGACTCCGATGCCTTGCGAGCCAGCGCAACAAATCCGCCGATCTTTCCACGGATCTCCTGCGGGAACATGGCAATGATAGCTTCCAGGGTAATGAGATCGCGCACCAGCGATTCGCGCGGCGACCAGTCTTCTTTCTGCATTGCGTCTGTCTCGTTGCGCCATGCTTGCGCTTCTTTACGAGCTTGCTCAAACGCTGCTCTTTCAACAGCCTTGACCGCATCTTCAGCCTTAGCATAGCCAGCCTTTGCCGTGCGATGGGATTTAATGGATGACTCCAAAGCCGCCCACATTTCGGAGGCGTAATCAAAGCCGAGATTGTTTGCCATCACGTCAGGCATAATGCCACCAGCCCTTGCGTAAAACTGAGGAGGCAACCATCCAGCATCGTCATACTGATCTTTAATGCCGCGCCCTTCACGTTCAGCCGTAGCCTTCGACATGAGCTTCCCGTTGTCGTTGAGCATCCTTGCAATCAACGGGTCATCCTGAAGCGTGCCAACGCCTTCAGAATACGCCAGCAGCGTTTCAGTCGTGAGCTTATCCATACCCTCATGGGTAAGCTCAACCTCGCGTTGCGCCTGCCGCATAGCCTGCTCCTTGTCCAATGACTTCACCGTGCGCTTCTCGCTAATCGGCCTGATCTTATTGCCTTGCGGTGTCCAGCGCTCGTTACTCCACTTGTCAGCAAGCTTGGCAAACTGGCGAATTACGCGAGATTTGACCTTAAGCGCGCCGACTGGGTTCTCTGCAAACTGCTTCTCTACTTGGTCGCTGAGTTCGTTTAGGTTGCGGACGGGTGAGATACTGAAGGATTGACCTGCAAATTCTGGCGTTTCGCCATTTGCCCAACGTGTCAGCAATCCGTTTACTTTGCCCCATTTGCCGCCATTTAACTGCATTGATGAACGGTTTCTAGCATCGTCCTCAAGGTCAATATAAGCACCGTCAGCAGCCACAACAATAGATTTAAGCACAGACGCTTGAGCCGCCGTAATTTTAGCTCGACTGTGCATTGAAATCATGCCGCTTCTAGCATCAACACGAACAGCACCAAGGCGAAGAAAACCGACCATGCGTTCCCAATTCTCTTGGTAATCAGGCATATCCTGCCATTCAATTTCGCGATGATCAACGCCTCGTTGATCCTTCATCCAATCGCGCCCACTGACAACCCTAAAAACCAAGTCTGGCCCTTGTTTAAAATCTCCAACATCAGCGCGCCCCGTAAAATCAAGCATCGTTCCATCTGGCAAAACGTAGCCAGCCTCATAAATTGAGCGCGTGATACCATGGCGTTTTTTAACTTCTGCAAAAATGTCAGCGGCAGGCTTTCCGTTGATGGATGGAGCAACCTTATTTTCTGGCGTGATGCGCTCTTCTTCTGAGACGCGTGAGATGCTAAACCGAATGTCAGGCGTTGCCTCGTTAAACCGTTGAGATAGCGGGATGATGTTGCCTGCATCGTCATAGGTTATTGGGTCGGCGGATTTGATTTGGTCTGGCTTAAAGACAGCATAATGATTTGATGGCCGATTATTTAGATTAACGGCATCATCTAAATTCTTGAACAAAACGCCAGTTTTTCCAGCACGTTGAGCTTTGAGAAGCTGATTTGTGATACCCTTATCAGTATCTCCATCACTCAATTCTTGTGGAGTTTTGCCTTTAGCATCAAACTCTAAAAAGTCACCCTTTAGATAAGTGGAAACTACTTTAGCAGATTCACGGCGTTTAAGAGCAGATTCATAATTGTCTAAGCTTTCAGCCTCTTGTATAGCAGCATCATAACCGTCCCAATCGCCACGCTTTTCAGCCAATTCAGCTTTTTTAAGCGCATCTTTTACTGGGCCTTCTTCTGCTGCATAAACTGCATAAGCCTTTGCGGTCGCTTCGTCATCCGTAAAGAAAAAAGCAATCTTTGCGCTCTTGGCGTCTGTGCTAGAACCTCCTCTTTTTTTATCAAAGATAGAAAACTCTGCACCAGTTCCGTGATAAAGCTTTGGAGAGTTATAACCAGCACTCATTGCCAATTGATCAACCAACCTCTGAGCCGTCTCAGTATCACCAGCCTTAGCAGCAGCGAGATACTCAGCGTCTTGCGCGGGCGAGATGGAGAAGGTCGGGACTGAATCCACCTTCTGCCCATTCTTCTCAAGAATCTTCACAAGGTTCTCGTCGAAGATGACATAGTTGCTCGTGCCATCACCTGCTGCGCGACTGCCGCCATCGAGGTAACGGATGCCAGGGATACCGATGGATGCTAAATGTTCAGATGCTGCTTTTGCGATTTCTTCCGGCGTGGCCTTGCCTTGCAATCCTTTAACCAGTTTGTAAAAGCCAGCGCCACTTCCATTAGCTTCCTCCAACTGCATTTCTATCGCTGCATCCATGTTAATAGGCGAGCGATTGAAGCCAAGCCTCACGGCTTCTCTTCGCTGCCTTTCCTCAAGCGCTAAAAGTTTCTCGCGTGTCGTTGTCGCAAGCGTAGCCATTAATTCCGAGGCAGCGTCTCTAACCTTCTCGTTCTGCTCTGAAAGCGGCTTGTCCCAATCAAGGAACTCATCCTCGTCTGGCAGTAGCTCGACGGTGTAGAGATTGCCGCCCGTTTCTGTTTTAATAAAATTGCCGTAATCTTTTTCTACTTGTCTGGCAAATAATACACTAGGAGTAGGAGGATCCTTGGACATCATGTCGCCATAAGTAGCGCCAAGAAATGCTTTCCTAACGCTGTCTCCCTGCGATCCGTATTGTGTATTACCCGCTACAGATTCAAGCCTTAACTGAAGCCTCGCTGCTTCATCGTTGTTCGGATAAAGCTCTGTTAGAGTTTTGCCGTTAAACCCTATGCGAAACTCTTTCTGTAATTTGCCTCTGTAATCATCAGCAACCTTAAAGCTCTTTGCAAAGTAAAGACCCCAGCCAAAAGCTTGCGCGCCTTCACCTGTGCCAATATTTGCCATGCGAAAGCGATCTATTTCATGCGGCGTGCCGTGGTAGACTTCAATGGAGAACGTAGTCGGGCCAACGAGTTGCGCCCCGTCTGGCATCTCGGTGACGTTGGATGTGTCAGCAGGTTGTGCGCGGCTTGTGCTAAACGCCATATTCCCAGCATCAATCACCGCCTGCGTTTCCTCGTCGATGCCAAGCATTGCCCTGCCCTCATCAATAGCTTGCGACTCCATTTGCTTTACCTCGTCAATGCCGAGGACTTTATTGATAAAAGTGTCGTATTCCTCACCGAGCTTGCCCTCGTCGCGAGCTTTGGTGATAGCGTCCACCGTGCCAAATACGCCCTTAAGGTAGGCGGTAAACGCCTTGATTGCAGCCAGAATGCTTTTCAGTGCGCTGGCCTCTTCTTGGGTATTAGCGCCCATGACAGATGCTTCGATGGCGCGAGAGATTGAGCCTGGCTTCATGCCTGTGGCGCGGCCTTGTCGATCACGTCCAAGCACGTCACGAATGACCATCTCAGACACGGTTTCGCGCAGCATGGTTTCATTGCCTTGACCGTTCGCTAGCGTGCGCAGATTGGCGATGAATTGCGCCTCTTCGGCGTTCAGTGCCGTCACGCCTTCAAATGCTGGCAGCAATGCGCCCATCGCCCTGCGTGTCTCCTGATCTGAGAACGTGCCGTTTGTCATGCCGAGCCTCCAAGTCGATTCAAAGCTCTCATGCAGGAAAGTGATGACCTGCGGCTGGCCTTCAGACTGCGACTTGTAGAGATTCATCTGGCGGACAATCTCCTTTGCGCCATCAGCCACGCGCATCGGAAAGACCTCATTGGAGCCGTTGATGTGAGCAAAGACGCCCTGCGTGCCTGTCTTAATGCCAGCGACTTCCGCCTCTGCGCGGACGGTTTCGAGAGCTTGAGGGCCAAGCTGACGTTGGGAGAGGATAGCGCCGCCAGCATCGCGACGAGTAGCCACAACTCCAACCGCTTCAATATTAGACGCTTGAACAGTCTCGCCCGTAAGCACGGTTTCGGCCTGCTTGCCCTGCTCGTAATAGCCATCAATCACGCTCACCAGCGTATCGGCTTCCTCTTGGCTTCCGACTTGGCGAAGATCAACCGCAATACGGCGAGCGGCTTCGGCAGATTCCACGGGAATGATCGTTCCTTCGCCGGTCGTCACCTGCCAGCCCGTAGGCGTGCGCGTGACGCTTGCGGTATATTCTGGCGAGGTTGTTTGCAATCCCTCGGCGCTCACTTGCTCTTTTTGCAGTCCCCTCAGACGTTCAGCCGCTTGCATCCTCTGCTCTGCCGTTGCTTTGACCTGCGCCACATTATCACCCTTAGCGTTAATCTTTGCCCAATCGCCGCGCATCGCATCCTCCGCCTCGCTCCATTTACCAGCGTTTGCCAGCTCGCTGATTTTAGCGGCGGATTCAGGCGAATACTGAGCAGCAATCAGCATGTCAGTCGAGCGTGCCATTTGACGGCCTGCGCGGAAGTCTGACAACTGACCAGTCCCAGCGCCCACAATTGCGAGCGGAAGGATGGTTGAAATCAATTCTGGCATATTCTGCGCAAACTCACCAAGGAAGCCGTCCCAGTCAGAGCCTGGAATGTCGCTGTTTAACGCACTTGCAATGCTTTGAACTGCCATCGGAGTGATGCCTTGCGCGAACTCTTCGCCGACTTCCGTTGCCGTGCCGATTGCCGCCCGTGTCGTAAACATAGAAAGCGCGCCCGTTGCGCTAAAGATTGGCTGAGTAAACGCACGTTTTAGATTTGGAAGCCTGCCAAATAGGAAGCGATCAGATGCAATTTCTGTAATTGCCTGAATTGGTGCAGAGATAGTAGCAATAGTGTTCGCGGCATCGCGTGACATCGTTGGATTACTCCGACGAATCTCGTTGTAAGTTGAACGCTGAAAGCTGCCAAGCGTAACAGCCGCGCCCACATAGGGAATAAACGATCCGATTGTCATTGGGATGTTTTGAACGGCTCCGCTAATATTCATTCCAGCAAACTCAACGGCCTTTAGCTTTGCAAGATTTCCAATCGAAATTTCACGGACATCATCGCGCAAATCCATGTAATCGCCAACTGCTGAAGATGCCGCCAAAACTTCGCCGCTTTGAGCATCTGTAAGAAATAGATTGTTCTTTGCCGATGCCTCAATGTCAGACATGGCTACACCAAGAACCGAGCTTGCCGCTGAATCTAAATAACTGCCCAAAAAACGATCAAACTCTTTTGCTAACCTTTGAACTGACGATGCGGCAGCAAAATCACTGCCAGCCGCTTGATTTGAAATTGCCTCAAGAACATAGGGGCGATCCTCTTTTGGCACCTTGATTAACTCGCTAGCCATCGCGCCCCAGTTCATGCCATCTGGCGCGGTGTCGATATTGCGCGCCATGTCCGTCACGGTTTTAATTGTATTGCGATACGGCGCAACCTTTGCGGCCATTTCGTCGTGAGCAGCGCGCGCAAGGCCGAGATAGTTAGTCATTCTGCCTGGAAGCATAGAGCCTGCATTTGCCGTCTCCACTTCGCGAAACTTGCCGAGCCACGATTCACCGCGAGCGGCAGCAATTCGGGATGCGTTTGCAATTTTGTCTTGCGCCTGATAATCGGCGGCAATCATTCCAAACATGTCGTTATCTGAAACATTCGATGCCGCTTGATTCTTAAAGTAGCCACGAGCTATGCCATCCTTAATGCCTTGCCATTCTGGTGACGCAGGATTGACGTGACGATTCAAAGCAACGCCAGCCCATCCAGCAACAGCGGAAGACGTGAGAAACGCCTCCTTATCCTCAACCGCTCCGCCAAATGTATTATCATCTAGCAACGCCTTAGCGCCCCCAAACTCTTGATCTAAAAACGCAGATCGTAAACGCTTGCTGCGTTCTTGTGAGATTTCTTCGGGTGTCATGGTTTCAATTCTTGGCGTGTCTGGTTAATTGGCGGAAGTAATGGAGACGGTTCAATATTAAACATGTCAAAGTAGTTTGCCACTTCGTCAGCTATGGGCATCGTTAGAACATTCTGTGAAGCTTTGCGCGCCTTTTCTGGCGTTGGATCAGTTCCAATTTGAGCACGAAAGAGCTTTTTCTTTTCAGTAGCTTCTGATTGTAACTTGCGAAACTCCGCCTCTTTCCCGATCTTGATTGCGCCATTTCTTTCAAGCAGCGCATCCATCTTAGGTTTGTAAAGTTTGGCAATGTAATCGTCATTGTCAGCAATTTCCATGCTTGCAATATTGCCCTTCTCTCCGCCTTTTTTTGCACCCCAAGCCATCGCGAGATCGGATGCCATGTAAGGAACAGCTTGTTTGTAAGCGTCAAGATCGGCGGAAATGCGAAGCATCTCTAATCGGTCAGGGTCTTTATCCATGTCATATTTGCCGATGCGAGATTCCAACTCTAAACGCTTGGATGCCGCCTGCGCTTCCGTGAATGGCGCAGGAACGCTTGCTGCTTCGCGCAATTCGACTTGCTTGGCATCTGATAAATTCCACTGAAACTTGAAGTCTTTTGGATTGCCGCCATTGACGACAAAATCAGCAAAGCCTGATACTTCGCGTTGCTGGAAATCACGGTGAACGCTTTCCGCGTAGTTCTCCACCTTCACCTTATCGTCTGGCGTAAGTTCGGGAAAAGCGCCCAATTTAATCTTGGCCTTAGCAATAACGGGATCAACGTCGGCAATCTGGCGAACGGTACCCATCGCTTCAATTCTTAGCGATTCGATTGAATACTCCTTTGCTTCTTGCGGCGTAATGACACCCTGCTTCTCGGCAGAAATAACAGCATCAGCCATGCCTACGCCGTCGTATCGCTCACGCGCCATTCTGATTTGAGATTGAAAACCTTCAGCTTGAAACTTCTTTTCAGAGCTGGCAACTTGCAATCGCATTGCTTCCTGCTCCTCTGGCGACGAGGGAATCGCTTGATTGTAGTCGTCCACTGCTTGCCGAGCAATTGAAAAGTTGCCAGTCTGTTGCGCAACGGTGAGTGCGTTCTGAACCGCAAGGCCAGCGTTTTTCCCAGTCTGCTTATATGCTTCCGACTGCACGCCAATCGTCCCGCGCATGCTCCAATCAGAAAACCGATTGTTAAGCTGCAACCGAGCCTCAGGAGTTAGTTCAAGCGCATTGAATTGCTGCTCTAAATCCGTCTGCATTTCCTGCCACTTGGGAAGCCACTGCTTTTCATCCTGGCCCTCTGGCGACTGCTGGAATGTAGCAAACTTCATTTGCTCCTTGTTCATCGTCATGCTGGCATTCGTGAGATTCGTCACGTCGTTTGCACGCTTTGACTTCTCCGCGATGTCCATTGCCACCTGCCCGACATTGCCCAGCGACTTGCCTAGACTGGCATTCGTTACGGCTGGCAGGTTTGCGGTCTGCTGCGTTTGGTTGCCAGTGTTGAGCTGGCCTGGAGATTGGAGGATTGGGATTCGTGCCATGTTAGTATCCTGCTGGACGCTGAGAAACGCTCTTTGGTTTATAACCTGCTGGCACTGTTGATCCGCCAGATGCGGCCTGCGGACGTGTCGAGAACGCTGAAGCTGCGCTTCCTACCGCCTGCCCTAACCCTGAAATGGCTGCGCCAACTGCATCTGATCGAATTTGCGCGGACTGCTGCGCGCCCATTGCTAACGTATTAGACTGCTGAAAGCCGAGGTTGCGCTGTGATAGGTCGGCCATGCGCTGCTGATCGGCCAACTCTGTCTGCTGCTTTGCCCACGTATCGGCTTCAATAGCAAGGCTTGTTCCCGTGCCTAGCATTGCGCCAGACGACGACATGGATGCCAGCTGTTGAGCGCGCACGCGACGTTGCTCGACCACTGCGCGCCGCTGGTTTTCGCCTGCTTCGAGCGCTTGCCTTGATCGCTCTTGGCCGATGGCATCAGCTTGAGCCTTTGCGTTAAGCTCTGCTTGTTTGGCTGCGGTTTGGGCTGATGCGTACGATACAGCACCAGCAGCCGCACTACCTAATAGTGACACAACTAAAAGAGTAGTTGTAGAAACAGGCTCATTGCAAGGTGGACGAGTGGCGCAGTAAATGCCCATCGGCCCGCCTTCGTGCAGCGGCAGATAATCTAGGTGTTCACGGTAATGCATAAGTGACTTGTATTGATAATCTATCGGCAACATGCCAGCCATCTTTTTTAGCAAAACGCGCAAACTCAGGTCGGCAGAAATTACGCACTAGCTTATACTCTATTGGCTCGCCATTGCAATTTCTCAAATTTGAGAGGAACGATTTAACCGTCCGCCAAAGCATCGCCCACGCGGCTTTGCTGTTTTTCAGCGACGAGTTTGGACGACTAATAAGATGGTCAATGAAGACAAATGGACAGTCAAAGACGAGGTAAACCCAGCACGTCATTAGCGGCCCCTTCTCATCTTCAACCAGAAACCCGTTCGGACTGAGCAACTGCGGAATCAGCACCATGTCGCGAGCTTTCGCCCAGGCTTCTACAGTCGGGAAATCGTCGGAAGTATAAGCGCGAATGTTCATGCTAAATTCCAGCTCCACTTGTTCCATCGACCTCAATATCAAGGATCATGCCAAGCACGTTAAATGGCACAGCATGACGCGAAACAATAGCAATGTCGCAGGCTTGGCCCCAGTCAAAGTTCAGCGTTTGTGAGAGCGTCTGCCCTGTGTTGTGGGAATAATCCTGCACCGCCTCATCTGGCGCAATTGGGAACTCATCAGTCTCCTGAATGATGCGCGTGTAATTTGTAAAGTCAGCGTCGGTGATCTTGCGCCACACGTTGCCGTAATATGATCGGAAGATGCGGAATGATGCGCGGGTAATGCGCCACTTCCTCATCTGCGAGGTGCCATCACGAAGCTGAATCTCAAAGCGATTCGGAATCAAATAGGCGGTGAAATGAAAGCCGATGTATTGAGTTTGTGCAAGGTTGGCAGTCAAACCCGTAAAGACCACGGTGCCGCTTCCGCCAGTGATTGCAGCAGTATAGGGCGACCCGTCCGACTGCGATGATGTGCCGCCGTAAATCACGTTTGCACCGGCAGCGGCGGCAAACTGAGGATTGGCAGCAGTAAGATTTGAGAAAGTCGTATTGCCTCCGCCAACAGTAACCGAGCTGTGAGACATCCAAGAATCCATGCATCGTGCATCCGTGCCCAGATTTGCCGAGGTCAGGGCGTTTCGCATCTCTTCGCCGTCGATGCTTTCCAATGACAGGGCATTGTAATTCATCAAGAATATCAATGAATCAGCCGCCGATGATGACGAGTAAAGACTGCACATTGATTTGCACGCCAGCCGCGAACGGTGACGATGCCATGCGGTCACGTTGTTCTCGCGGTCATAAGTGAAGCCGCTCCATGTGCCATCAGCGTGAACCAGCCACACGATAGGGTCTGGAGACTGAGAATAGAACATCTGAGTGACGTTCGACCGGCAGATGACATGCTCCGCAAGCAGTGTCATTTCTGGCGCTGAATAGCCGTCTTTCTCGAAGACATACGCAAACTCACGCAGTCGGTTGTCACGGGTTAGCCAGAGCAAACCATCGCCTGAAAGCACAGGTTGAAACTTGCTCGACCCGTAGCGACTCCAACGACGCAAACGTGCGCTGGATGGAGTCAATGCCGAGTCTTGATCTCCACTGTCCATCGTCCATTCCTCGCCAGATGTTCCAACGACGAGCGTGCGTTTGAAGCTGGAGATCCATTGAATCTCATTTGCCTGCGTTGCTGCTAGCGTTACATCCAGTCCCGACGTGTCGAGTGTGCCGGTCAAGAACGTGTAAAAGTCGTCTGTCTGACTGCCCCAAATGCGTGTTGGTTCTGTCGCTGTGGACGCAAAGAAAAGGCGTGAGTCATGGAATGAAACGGTTTTAGGATAGCCGCGAACAGCAGAGAACGCGCCCTTGCGCCAGATCGGAAATGCTGTGCCGATGACTTCATTTGGAATAAGTGAATCAACGGCGAGCTTTGGAATGCCCATAACTTGCAACGGTGAATCGCCGGATTGAATCAAGAATGGTATCTCTAAGCGACCATAAGCAGGCTCAATCGTTACAGATCCTGATCCTGTGACGTTGGTCTTAATGCATACCCAGCGATACCATCCGCCGGTGTTTGGAGCGTCGGCGGTGTAACTGATAGTTCCCTCCTGCTGCGTTGTGCCAGTCACCCATTCTTTAATTGTGGTGAAGTTGATTCGATCAAGCGACTCTTGAAGCTGAAAGGTGCAACCATAAGGCGTAGCGGTAGAACTCCAACTCGTTCGCGCTAAATATGATCCTTGAATAAAGATAGCCGCGCTAGTTGTTGTGCCAATGGCGGCAAGAATAGGCTCAGTAACGACGCGCTTTGTCGATCCTGGTGAAAGTTGCCAAGTTGAACCGGCCTCAGTAGCATCAAAGGTGGCAGACGATGCAAGCAAACGGTAATTGGTAACGGTAATCAATGCCCACTGAGCGCCGAGTCCTGGGCGATTAGCTGACGATGCAGTGTGACCTGTGACACAAGCGTAATTGCTGCCAAAGTATTCCACAACGTCGCCCGCAACTTGAACCGTGCCAACATTCCACGGCGGCAAGAAAACAGCCGCTGACCATGAGGCGTTTAGAACAATGCCAGCCGTTGACGGAGTGGCCGAGTTGTAAACATAGGTCTTGAGGTGATCAAGGTTAGTCTGGACATAAAAAACGCCAGTTCCTGCGGTGTAAGTAGCAGGCAGCGTGCTTGTGCCGTCTAGCTGAAATGTATTGGTTGCGACTGAGCTAATTGAAAAATAGCCGTTAGCGTTAGTCGCTCCACCGACTCCAAAGATATCAACAAAGTCGCCATTGCTTAACCCGTGAGCGTTGGCCGTGATTTGAATCTTGCCACCCACGATAGCGGCCCCTGTAATAGCTTGAGTAAATGGCATCGTGACAAGATTACCCTGCGAATAAACAGTGCTAGCATCCCAGTAAGCCGCATTATACAAAAGACGCATTGTTACCGCGTTGTCTGGCGGATCGAGCGCGGGCGCAAACTGGAAAGGCACATCGGTAAACGTCCAGCTAGTGTCAGTGACGCGCGTGATGATCTTGGGATGCTTTGTTGCAACCGTGAGATACATCAAGTCGTTGAGCTGGACGAAGTGCAGGTCTGCAATCTCAGCCTCAGTGTAAGTCGTCGTGAGCGTTGCTTTTAGCGTAAAAACGCCAGCAGAATACGACCAGACCTTAATAGAGTTTGTCTTGAATCCAAGAACAAAGCCAGAGCTTACCGAGCGACGGAACGGAATCAGCCGCACGCATCCAGTCACATCGGCATTAGCTGCGCCAAAACGAGTGCCAGGACGTTTGAATGCGCCACCGTATGACCGCACCATAAAGTTCTCAAGCAGCCTGCAACCAGTCGCATACTTCTCTGAATCGGTGCGACCGTCCATGATCGGTGACATCTCGCCACCGTTGAAGACCGCCTTGATCGTTTGAAATTGTGAACTCATAGTGAATAGCCTCCGCGCGAGAGGACGACTTGAGAGTCATCGAACGGAGTAATGCGCCTGCCCTTCCCTTCGTTGGCATCTCGCGCCTTCGCCGGTGGCGCTGCGGCCTTTGTAAAGAACTGATGCAGCTCAATTGCCCTGCCGCTACTTCCTGCGGTGTCAGACGCGATGTAGGATGCGAGCAAATAGCTGAACGCAGTCACGAAATCGGCTGGATATTTCGTGATGTCGGTGATGCGCTGGATGTATTTGAGATTGATCGTCTCGTCGTCGCAGAGGATCACTCCTTTTTCGAGCAGGAAATCAGAGCCGTCATCCTCGTTCTGTCCACCATCGGCGTTGATTGAGATGGGACGCAAGCAGTCTGTTGGCGGCGTGTGCTGGAAGTCGTAAGCAAACTGAGGAATGCCGACAACGCTGCCCGTTGCGCTTGTGTAAGTGCCCGCAAACACAGAGTCGTCTAGCGTGAAGTTGCTGGAGTTAATCACCGTTACATACCATTGACCATTGGCGGCTGTAACGCCTTGCACATCCTTCACATAAACACGATCACCTGTAGCGTAACCGTGCCCTGCGTGCGTGATCTTTATGAGGCCGCTTGAGTTGGTAACGGCAGTGCCTCCCGTGAGTGTGTGGTAAGTAACAGTCTGCCGCTTGCGAGCCGTCGCAAAGTTCCACGGGTGCGCTCGTAACGTCTCATCGAGCGCGGTATAAACAGGCACAGTTTCTTCAGGATTCCACCACTTACGAATGCTCGCAGCTTGCTGCGTGCTATCAGTTTTTAGTGCTGTCAATGCACGTCCACCAAGGTGAGCGATTGCAAGGTTTGCGATCTCGGTTGCTGTTGCTGCCATAGTAGTGGGATGATACACAAAAAGCGGAGCAATGCAACCGCACCGCTCCGCTCTTTGGTTAGTTTAGGATCAATTGAAGTCCCAGTAAGCAACCGTGAAGTAAAGCACGGTGCTTGCAGTGACAGTGCTAGCAGATGCCAGCGTGACAATAACCTGGGTATTGTCGGTGGTAGCGGCGAAGGCCAAATCACCGGCAGTGCCAGCAACAGTCGATCCGAATGTCACGGTGCTACCAGCAGAAAGGACGATGCCGTCTGCGTAAACGTCAGCATTGGCGGATGTGCCGATGTCGAGCGTCAGCGTGGTGCCAGGATCAACGCATGAAACGTAGCTATCGCCACGAGCCAAAACCGCACCTTTGGGAAGGTAGCAGAGGCTGAACGTGTCGCTGGTAGCTTCCGCGCCAGTGGTGATGTATGTCGCAAGAAGCGCTTTCAAAGTGCCTCCAGTGAGAGATGCTGGCGAACGGGTTGGGCGTTCGGAGCCATCAAGAAGCGCAGTGGCTTGATTGGTGAATAGAGTGGTGTTTACGAGTGCGGCCATAATGGTATTTTATTGAGTGTTGAACTTTAGCGGGTAGTTAGATTGTCGGGATTGGATAAGCTGAAATTGCCGCTGCATTGATTGCAGTAACAACATCAGTCACGGTAACGCCATTGGCGAGCTGACGAACAAAACGACGCAGTGCAACGACATTAGTGTCGCTAATCACAAGATCATCATCTGTCGCGCCTTCAAGAGTGGCGGTTTCCATTGTATTGCGGCCAGGCTTAATGCTGACTTGGTAGGTGATGCGTTCGGCCATAGTGGTAGGTTTAGAAAAAGGCGGCTTTTACACCGCCCCTTTTAGCTTAGTGGTTATGGGGACTCGTCGCAATAGATACGAACAACCTTTTCATTCTCAGTGCGGACAGCACCGAGCATCATGGTCGAGCGGATCTGGAGGGCGTGGCGGCGGGTAGGCAGAATGTCCATCTGCACCTTGCGATCCGACATGGCAAACTTGATTGCGCTCTTGTGGAAGGCAAACACGGAGCGGATGTCGGTGCTGGTATTGCGTGCAAGGCGCTGTGAAGACAAAAACTTGAAGCCGAGGAAGGTATCAACCTGACCAGACACAAGAGCCTTAACGCTGCTGTAGTCTTCGCTGGTGACTTCCGTAGTGCGGAGAAGGTCTTGCACCTGTTGAGCACCGCAAACAAGCATACGGTCAGCGTTTGGCACTTCAGCCAAGTCCATCAGGTATTTAGCCCGACGAAGTTTGCCGATGGTCAGACCGCTAGCTGCGCTCGTGCCGTTCTCAACGTAGGTCGAGGCGAGAGAGTAGTTAGTGTCGAACGCATCCGAGGTTGTGCCGTCTTCGCCGATGTAGCGAGTAGCGTCAAAGGCGCTGATGATCACGTCATCAATTGCGCGGTTGAATGCCATCGCGTGAGACTGGACTTCATCGCTCGTTGGGAGAACGATGCTGCCGAGGAAATGCTTGTCGAACTCGTCAAACACGGTAACTTTTTCTTTCGGACGCTGGGTGAGCCAGTATTTAGATCCGTCGAATTCGCCATCAGGAGTGTCGCCCTTGCGGACAAGAACATCCTGCGCTTCGGAGTCGTTGATAAGGTTAAACCATTTCTTTTTGCCGGTGAAATCGGCGCGAGTAACGGAATTGAGCAGGCGGGAATCCATCTGCTGGAGAGCCTGGGTGAAAGAGCGTTCAAACTCTGTTGGATAGAATGTGTCGATGGTAGCCATGATATAGATGTGGTAAAATGAGGTGAGTTGAACTGTTCGGGATGAACAGTGTCGGAAGTCGTTGCTCCCAGTGCTCCTTGGTTGCCTTCAGTGAAGACCTCGTAGACCGGCCACCAGATTGTCCATCGCTGGGTCTGATGACTGATATTCTCACAAATGAGAATCAAAGCAAGAACTTTTCTCATTTTTGAGATGCTTGCCAATGAAAAGGGCCAGGCCGATTAAGACCTGACCCTTGCTCATGCTGAGGACGCTAGAGCTAGCGTGAAAACGCCGACACAACGCGGCACCTCAAATTCTAGGAAGTAGCGGCAGAAAACAACCGCTGTATCTGCGACAGTGCAGCGGATTGTTTCTCCACGCCATTCTTTCCTTGATAATCGTCGCCCTTGCGGATGCGGTCGGCCTGCTCTTGATAGGTAGCCGAAGCATTGTCGCCGCTGATAAGACCTGAATCTTCACGCAGGAACTTATCAATTGCCAGTGATGCGCGGATAAACTCAGGATCGGATGCCAGCTTGCTGCTTTTGATGTCGATGCCGACTGCCAGAGCGCCACGGGCTGCACGCTGCCAGTTGTTCGGAGCATATGCGCCCCATTCGGTATTCATGCCGTCAATTACGCCTTGAACCTGCTGCGCTTCCATCTCTGCGGACTTGGCAATGATGCCGCCCATGTTCTCGTTGTTAAGGTCAATCAGCTTGTGCAGCGCTTCAGGTGGGATGCCATACTCTGCCGCAATTGTTGCCGCTTTGTTGGCAGTGTCTGAGTTCCAGATTACGCCTTCTGGCAGGTTGTCGGGAGCTTTTAGTCCATAATCCTCTGGCTTCTCAGGAGCGCCGGTGATCTTCCGCACCTCTGATCTGTAAGCAGCGATCTGTTCAGGCGTTGCTTTCTCGCCTGGCTTCTTGATCTCGCGCTTTTCCGAGAATGCCTTTTCAAGCGACTGATAAGATGCGCCGAGTTGGTCAACCTTCGGCTCGCCCTTAGCCTCATCCCAGAACTTAGCTGGAATGTAATCAGGCCGAGTGATTGCCGATGGCTGAATATCGGGAGTTACCGGCGTTGGTGTAAGCTGCGTATCGAGCGCAGTCGTTTCGGTGGTCGTTGTTGTGGTGTCCATGATGTTTATTTGACGTTGATTTCTTTCCACTCGTTGAACTCACTTGGCCCGTAGGTATTCACGAACCGCATCTGGAATTGCTGCGGATTCTCGTAGTAGTTACCGAATCCGCTGATGCCCCAGCGCGAAGGAGTAGGCGCTTGAACTGGCAAGGATTCCTTGTCGGTTGGTTCCTCGGTTAGTTCCTCATGCACCGGCTCAGTGATGATTACTTTCAGGTTAGGATTTGCCGCGATGTCTCGGATTTGTCCCAAGATGCGCCCGCTGATTTTGTCAGATGCGCGGATGGTGTCATCGACAATGCGTCCGATGATTTCGTCATCGCGCATCACCTCGTTATTTTCTGTGATGTTGATCATGTTGTTATAGTTGTTCTGTTGGTTTTTCTGGTTTCTCATCGTAACGAGAAAGGTATGTGTCGAGCAGCCACCTGACATGCGCCTTGCTGCCGTCTGCTAGACCTGCTTTGATTGCATCAGCGCCGCTGGACTGCGTGAAGACGGTAGCGAACACGCCGCCGCACGTTTGATTCATCCACCTAAAGACGAGTTGAAAGTCCTCGTTATGAAACAGTCGAAGAACCGCGCCGGTGAGCGACGGCTTTTCATCTTCCCGCAGTGGAGCCAACAGTTGTGTTATGGTTGTTTCCATTTGAAATCTACATCATCGCCTGGGCAACTTCCTTGGCTTTATCCACGCCGCCAATGTCCTTCACGGCGCCAGCCGCCTGCTGCATCATCGCCATCTGTTGCTGCGCCTGCATCGCTTGAGCACGGCCTTGGCGGATTGCATCGACCTCTTCTTGTGGGCGAAGGAAGGAAGGATCGACACCGGCGAGCCTTGAACTCTCGCGGATGAACCATGACGGGTTGACCTCATCGACAATCTCAGGGAACACTTGAGCAAGTGACGCGATCTTCTGCACCATCGTATCAGCAGCACGAAGCGACATGCCACGCAGAGCAAGCGCCAGCCGATTTGTCATCGTGATGACTGGATTAGGCACTTGGATGAGATTTGGCCCGATCTGCTGCACGGACTCAGGAGGTGGAGTAGGTAGCATTCCATTCTCGGCCCATGACTCAAACAGGCGAATCATCATCGGCTGGATTGTGTCGGTGGTATCGCGATCAAACGCAGGGCTGATGGCATCCAGCTTCTCACCGGCGAGCTGATTGGCCTCAAATGCCGTCATCTCGCGGTTGTTCGCAGCGTTCATCGAGAACATCTGAAACATGTCTAGATGGCAGCGACGGCGAATCATGTCCTGACGCATTTTGACTCGCTCCATTGCCATTGACCAATCACCGCTCACGTTGAGAGGATAGATGGAATCAGCGTTCAAGCCTGCGCCATAGTAGTTCATGGCGCGTGCAGATGTCTTGAGCGTGCCTTCAAACGTATCTGGCACCATCATCGGAGGAAACACCGTCTTCTCGGCGTAAACATCCATCATCTTCTGCATGAAGTTAAGCTGACGACTCTCTGGCAGGATCGAGAACCCTGGCCCGTAGCCCCACATGTCACCGACATCCAGCGCATCCCACTTCAAAAAGCGGCCGACATGGAAAGGGAACGAATCGAAACCGCTTTCCTGAACGATCTTCTGACTATCCTTTTCGACGTATGCAGAGACGAACGCCTTTTTCTTGCCTGCCGCCATTCCCATGTCGTTTCCGCGCTCTTTTACAGGCCGAGGCTCGACGATGTGGATAAAGGTAAACTTCTTTTCCGAGCCGTTGTCGAACGCTTCCCTGACTGCAACAGGCAATTCATCGCGGCCAAACTTGCCTTCTGCCTGTCGCGCAGTCATCTCAAACTCACGCATGACGCAGTTCGCCGCACCGTTGTGATCGGTATCGAAGACGTAGCTGCCAATCTTGATCTTCTCGAAGCGTGTCTGATTGTCTGGCGTTACCTGCGAGAACAAGCAAGATGTCCCGAAGCCCCAAAGATCAAAGAGCGACTCATGCCGTTCAGCGTAGAAATTGGAGTTAGCGATGTATTCCGACGCGAGCATCGAGCACTCACGAAGCCAGTTCTTGACGGCATCGTTGTTCCTAAACGCAAGGATCGGCGTGAACTCCATCCACGGCTGCGTTTTGTCGGTCGTCCAGCTCATGTAGCCAGCAACCGCACGCTCGATGGCATCCATGCCGGTAATGTCGTATAAACGCGCATCACGCTGATTCGCAGGCGTGTAATCTTTTTGAGTGATCCCAGCCTTTCGCGTAAAAATATGCTCTGCAATCTCCTGCCAGGCGGTGTCCCAGATTGCACGCGAGTCTCTTAGCGCATTGTAACGCTTGAGCCATCCTGCCGTGCGGTCGCTGCCCTCAATGTGTTGGCTCATAGGTTAAAATCCAAATGCTGCGCCGCCCAGAATTGATTTATAATTATTACCGCCGCCGCCTTTACCACCTACGCCATATTGCTTTGGATTGACGGTATTGACCATCACGCCACCTTGCACGTCGCCACCTCCGAGAGGGCCTGCTGCGCCTAGTGCAGTCTTGGGTGCAAGCGGATTGACTGGATCAATTGTTTTACGCAGACCCATGCGATTGCTGGCAGCGGAGTATGCCTGCTCACCCTGCGCAGAATCAGCACGCACAGGCGCAGCCATCGGTGGTGGTGGTGGTGGAGCCTTAGCCTTGCCGCCCATGGATGCCTCCTTTGTGGTTTCTCATAATTGATAATCATATCAAAAGTGAGAAAGCGCAAGGCAAAATTACAAGCCTGCCCTAATTCTGAGGCGCTGATAGTCGAGCCAATGGATGCGACCTTCGTTTTCTCGGCAGAAACCTAGCCATTTGCGGTCAGTCGGATTCGGGTCGAGTCTCATCAGCTCGGTCAGATTGCCCACTGCTAGCGTTACAAAGTAAGCTCGGTCGTATCTGGAATCACCAAACTCTCGGCAAACTTCGTGAGCGATGATGAACGACTCACTGTTGCTGTAGATGTAGCCAGAATGTAACGCATCGGTGATGAGTTCCTCAAAGCACATGCCAAGATCGGCTGCAATCTCTCGCGCGTAATCCGCCGGTGATGCCTTAGTTAGTGTCTTGAACATCGCTGCGTCTGCGCGTTGAGGTTGATTGTCCTGGCCCTGAGTGAATCAATCCAAGCCGGTCAGCTTCTGCCATTGTCCTGATGCCATCAGCGACGTGTGAAGCCCAAGTATGCAGCGGCACATTGCGAACGATGCCCGACGATGAGTCCGATGCCATCTCGTATGCCTTGACGCCCTTCACGCCAGTCTCGCACGCAGGTAATCGCCACTCGAAGCTCGGCATGAGTTCGCGCACGTAGCCAATGCCCTGCCAGTAGTCGGGGATCACCGGCACCACGACCATCGACCTAAAGCCAGCAGCAGCGGCATCGGCCTCAAATGTAACGCCATTGCGCTGCGTTTGCCTTGCATCGTGCGGCAGGTAGTGGCGACCGTAATTGTAACCTTTGGCGCTCATGTGGGCGAATCGCTCGACGATAGTAAGATCAAGTCCAATGTCGCAGTCAATCCACCTCCACCGGCCAAATGCCAGTCGTTGACCATACCACACAACCGTATTACGCGGCCCGCCCAAATCCCAGAATGTATGCACCGGCGACCTGCCATCGACTGGGAACTCACCAATACGATCCTCGGCCAGCGCTTTGCTCATCTCGCGGCCGTAGATGGCATTCTCGTTGCTGACCGAGAAGTCACAGTAGAACTCTTGCCTGATAAGCGCCTCGCTCATGCCCGACTTGCGCTCCTCGTCGATCTGCTCCGCCGTGATAGCCTGCGTATCGTCGCACGTTAGCACCTGGGCAAACCATGCGTCGTTGGTCTTCGCCATCTTGAGCATGTCGTGAAAGTGATTCTCTCCGCGCGGTGTGCCATTAAACCATGCAAAGCCACCGTTCTCTGCCAAGATCGGGCGCGTGTAGTCCCATGCCAGCGGGTTCTGGTTTTGATACTCGGAGAACACGACGCCGTAATAGTTACCGCCCACAACGTCAAGGTTGTCCGTGCCGAGAATCTGGATCGTTGATCCGTTAATCAGCTCGATCCGCATGTCAGTCTGGTTTGGCGGTTTCGCTAGCAGTTCCTTCGGGATGTGGTCGATCACGCGCATTCCGTTCGTCACGTCCACGTTTTGCCACAGAGCTTTGCGACCAAGTGCAGCGGTGGGAAAATAATAGGCCACGTTACAAGGCCGCTCGATTGCTTTGATGATGAGCTTTGTGAAGCAGAGCTTGTCCTTGCCTGCGCGCCGATGCCATACGAGCAACACGCGCTTGCATTCGTCCATCGTCCTCCATGCAGGAAGCTGATACGACCTCGGCGTGTAGCGATGAGGAAGCTCAATGGTCATAGCTTGCGAATCACAATCTCAGTAGCGCCGCTGTGCTCGACCTTCTCAGGCGCATAATGACCGGCTCCCTTGCCGATCTCGCGCAGTGCTCCAGTCGCGGCTGAAAAATCCTCAGACTCCTCGGCAGATGCGGCAATTCTGGCTAATCGTTCTAGCCATGCCTCCTTCGATAGATCAAACTTTCGATCAGCTTTTGCGGCTACTTTGGCGCGTAATTCTTCAATCCTAGACATCACCTCAACACGGTTGGCTAATCTCGGCCCAGCAGTTTCAGCCGATTCAGGCGAGCAATCCCATCCATCTCGATAAGCTCTAGCCGCAGGCGTATTCAAAGCCACTGCCTGCGCAAATGCTTCATGCTTGGGATTTTTGAGTGCTGGCATAATTCTAAATATTAACCGCCAAAGCGTTACAATTCAACATCGCGTTTGACAAGCACCCAACGCGCACGCTTTGAGCTAGTCTTTCCAAACGGAACGCCAGCGTCGATCTCTTTGCCGATCTCTTTGCTAAAGATTGCCGTGAGTTCATTGTTGGTTTGGAGTGCATCCTGCCCAGTCATCATTTCGATTTCACCCGTCGCGTCCTGGCCGTTATAGAGTTCAAACTCGTGAGCCGTTGCCAGATACTGAGCGCGCTCCTCATCGTTTGTAATGCGCCGAGCTTCTAAAGCCCTCATCTTAAATAAATCTGGCGACCTGTGCGCTGCCGCCATGTAGGGATTGATCGTTCTCATGTGTGTGTTATTCCTGAATCTCTTTGAAGGTAAATGTGGGCCCGTTAAACGCAAGTGGCAACTCCCATTGACGCTTGCCACCTCGGTTCTTGTCGCACATTAGCTTGCGCCTTTCGTCATCAAACGAGCCGTCTGCATTTGTCCATTTATTGACCATAAAAACAGCATCCGCATCATGTCCGATGGCTCTCGACTCGCGCAACCTTCCAGCGTCGTTAAGCTGGCTGGCCGTGAGAATGTGGCAACCCGTGCGCTTCGCCACCGACTTGAGCTTGCGACTGATTCCAGCAATTAACTCTTCGCGGCTTGCGCCCTTCCGGCCTTCGCTTTCCATGAGTTGCAAGTAGTCCACGACGGCAAGGTCGTAGCCTCCATGCTCGATGTCAGCAATGATGTCTTCAGCGCTGGCCGTGTCCGTGTCCACAAGGTCTGCGCCTAGTGCCGACAACTGCCGCACGGATCGCGCTAGCATCTCCTGTTGCCCTCGGCTCATTAAGCCGTTGTAGAGGCTCGCGTTATCAACGCCGCTGTCTTCGCACAAGATGCGCGTTGTCTGCTCGGTAATGGGCATTTCCAGCGAATACCAACCCACCTTAGCGCCCGCATGGAGCGCGTTTCTGGCGCAGTTCTGCATGATGGCCGATTTGCCGTCTGATGGGAGGCCAGCAAACACTGTCACACGGCCTTTTTGCAATCCTCCGCAGCGCTCGTCAATCGTCGGAAAGCCAGTCGTAAAGCCAAGCAATGCGCCGCCGCGTTGCTGCCGCTCCTCGATCTCCTGAATGGTTAGGCCAATGGCATCCTTCAAACTCATGCGGTTAAGCCTGCGTCCGCGTGTCGATTCCACACCTTCCATGTGAGCTTTGGCTGTATCGACTGCATCCGCGAACTCCTGCGTTGAGTCCATGAACGCCTCGATTGCTTTGGTGTGCGCTTCGATGTGCCGCCGTGCGTCGTATTTGTCCGACACTAGCCGCTTAAAATGCCCGTATTGCGTCGATGCCGCCGTAAACGTGAACAACTCAGACAGCGCGGCATGACCGCCGACACGATCAAGCAGAGAATGCGATTTGAGCGACTCTGCGAGAAACACAGGGTCAACAGGCTTACCGCTGGCAAAGAGCGCCAGAATCGAACGATAAACGGCTTGGTGAGCCTCCTGCGTGAATGCATCCACCGGCAGACTCGCCGCGCAATCAGTGATTAGGCCAGCAGGGTTTTGGAGAATGGACGAGAGAACGCCACGTTCACCGTCGATGGAGTGAGGGAGTTCTAGAGACATGATTTCCACCCTCCGACTGGTGCGTTGTGTGTGACGCTTTGGAAAGGTTTTCTAGCGACAATGGCGATAGGCTTCTCTGCCGCTGCTCTGGTTAGCCAGTTGGCAAATCTGCGTCTGGATAGCGTGGTGCTATTCTTGCTGCACCATTCGCAGGCTTTGGCGTATTCGGATTCGATCGGGATTCCCTGATACTCTGGATTGGATTTGATCGAGTCCATCCATTCTTGGTCGGACACTTCAACCCTTGCCCTCCTCGCCTTAGAATGCGTAGCATTCTTTATTGGTAACGGAGACGGAGACGGAGAGCCATCGTTTGCCATACCGTTCGCTATTGGGTCTGCCAATGGCGAAACGATGGGTGTGCTATGGTTGTGCCATCGCTTTTCTGCACCGTTTTTTCCTGATTTTGCTTTCTTTTCTCGGTATTCCTCCTGCTTAATGCGCTCATTCTCAAGGCGTTGATTCATGCCGTCTGGAAACTTAGCCAGAACATCAAGCGTTACATTTGTCCCAGCGATGCGCGCCAGTTTGTTTCGGTCACTTGGGATTTTTCCTTTCGACCATTGAAAGCAAATCAAGCGAATATATGCACCGACATCCTTCGCGGATAGGTCGCAAGTGCCGCCGATAAAGTCGTCGGCGTAGAATTGAAAGGCGGGTGGATTCATTTTGAAAACAAAGCCGCCCCCATACTGCCGAGGTTGGAAACCGCATCGCAACGGCGTTCCTCGATAGCTGGGGGCGTTTTAGTTTGTTTCATTTTGCGATGATCTATCTCTTGCCGTTTCCACGCGGCATCTGGCTAGGGTGTCAAACTCGTTGCAACGGTTGCATTCTCCGGCTTCGGCAGCGCGAATTTGGTGCACGCTGCCAGCAGTCCGGTGCCTGCGTTGATGATGATTTTACCGCGTCCTGGGCACTTGGGGCAGGTTTTGGAGGTGCTCATAATTGGCCTGCAATGCGCGCCTCCTCTACTATTAGCATGTTCCTGGTTGTGCAAAGCAGGATGTGGATATGAACCGGGACAGGCTCGCCCGACTCGTCTTCTAGCTCGTCTGCCTCATTGTATGCAGCCTGCGCCTCATCGTATCGCCTGCGAAGCTCAACGATGCGCGGAGGATGGCTTTCTGGGATGGTGAATAGTTCGCTCATGTGGTGTAGTTAGTTAGATCAGAATGGGATGTCGTCGCCTTCTGGTTCATCCTGATGCGGTGCCGCATACGCAGTCGCCATCTTGCGCGGTGCCATTGCCTGCTTCATTGGCGCGCCTTGTGACTCGCTCGGAAAATAGAACGTCTTGGCATTGCCCAAGATGGGCAGCTTAACACCCTGCGTGCGCTCGTCTTTCGTAGTTGGCTCCGCGACTCGGTGAGAGTTGCCGTATTGATCTTCACCGTCGCGGTTCTCGCTCATCTCCCAGTTGAGGTAAATCTTGCCGTTGTCGTGTCGATGGATGCGCGATGCGTCGAGGTCGATAACGAGGCAATCTTTGCCCGTTTTGCTGGTGAGACGTTGCGCGCCTTGGATGGCTAGCGCGTTGATTG